ACATCTTTATAATCTGCCATAGGTCACTCCTTATTTTTCTGTAAGTAACCAACCTTGTGTAGCATCAATATACACTAATCCAAATGCAGCTCTTTCTGTTCCTACTGTTAGGTCGGCTGTTGCTCCTTGAATTTTATGTGAATTTCTACCCACAGTTATTGCATTAGTATCTGCTGTTGCGGCATAATCTATAATCTGTATGTAATCTCCACCATCAGCACTAGATGGTAATGTCATAGTAATTGCACCACCTGATGTATTAACTGCATAAGATTTTCCTGCTACCATTGTAGTATTTGATGTTATAACTGCTGTTGCGAATTTAACAGATGCATTTTCTCTTGCTCTTGTCATATGATTAAGTCCTATTGTTTCTTATATTTACATATTATTTATAATACTTTTATATGTATCTGTAATTGAAACTCATACTTATTCTATTTTCATTCCTTTTAACATTGTAATGTATTCATCCTTTCTATAGGATACATGGATGATTGTATACCTCTTATGAAAAAGACTAATGTTAATCTATCATCAACACCAGCATTTGTACTCATAGCACTGTGCCAAGAAAATGTATCGTAACAAATTAATCTATTATATATATTATTGAATCTTATGGTTTCATCAAAATCACTATAATTTTTCTCTATCATCTTATCCCATTTTTTTTCATCAACACTATCATTTAGATATAAGTCTTCTTTTAATTTTAATATACTCTTACCATCTTCTTTTGTAAAATTATGATTTTCTTTTAATTTATAAATTGATGTGCCACTATTTAAATTTGCATTGGGTGTTAGATATATTAAACCAGCAATACCAACTTCATCTTTAGAATTAGCATCCATATGAATTAGTCCTTTGTTACAATTTTCATGTTTGTGTGATTTTACTAATTGAAAAGTAATATCACTTTCATTCCATGTAACTTTATTCATAGATTCCCATCCATAAAATGCAAGTCCTATTTTAGCAATTAATTTTTGATTGAATGCATCATCTACTTCGTGTAATTGGTCACTTCTTTTACCAGGCCATCTTCCCTCTGGGTCTTTTTGTTTAGATAAACCTAAACCCCACTCTCTAATTTTATCTGGGTCATCAAAAAAGTTATCTACACATACTGCATGAAAGTTTTTCATTTTTTAATTATTTTTAAACCTTTAAACTTTGTTGGTAATCCTAAGTGTAGTCTACCATCATATAAATTATCTTTCGACTTTTCATTTACTTCATTGTAGTGTAAAAATACTTGTGTACATATATCACCCTCAAACTTATTACGCCAATGTTCTAATTCACACCCTCTATAAATTAACATATCAGATGGTTCAAGTTTTATTTCATGTTGTTTTCCCTTTCTATCTTTTAACCAAATAGGAAATACATGACTTCCACCTAAATTTAAAGTGGTTGATACTTCACAAGAGTATCTATCTGTGTGAGCTCTCATATCATCATTAGTTTCATAAATTCTAGCATAAGAATATGTTGGTGTTAAATCTAACTTTGTTAACTTAGACATTTTTGGTGTAAGTATTTGAAGTATAGTTTCCATAGCAATATCTGAATAGTGACAATATGAGGTAGGGCACATTATATCACCAGATGTTCCCCAATCCTTATCATGTTTAGAGATGTATGTTGTTTCTCTCATAGTTTTTTCAACTTGACTTTTTAACATAAAGTAATCAAAAACAAAATTTGCTACATCTATTGGTATAGCATTTTTAATTACTTGATATCCATTTTTAGTGTAACTCATTCAACAGAACCCTCACCAAAATATCTTAAAGGTACAGCAGATAAATTAAAATGTATAAACCTAAATGCTCCTCCCTTTTTTGAAAAAATATATTCGTGTGGTAAATAAGATGGGAACATATACATATGCCCTGGCTCTGGTTGAACATTACATGACCTTGAAGCAGGGGTAATTTTTCTTGAATCTAATTCTGGTAATGTTGTCATAGCGGCACCCTGTCTAGGGTCGTGAAATAAAGGATAAGATGAATCTTCATTTTGTAAAAAGTAAAAACCTGATACATGACAATTTTCATGTATGTGTACTCTATGATGTCCACCACCATCTCTGGCAAACTCCTGTACCCACATAGAATCAAAAAGAACTTTATGATTTGATATATCACTTCCCCATGTTCGTAAAAGATTACATGCAGTACCACCAATGTATTCTACTAAAAATTTTAACTTAAAGTCATTTTCAATACTACCTGAATGATATACTCTACCCATATCACCATCTTTTGTATATTCAGATTGTCTTTCATGTGCTTCATCTAAATATGGTTGACAAGTTTTATTTACTTCATCAACCCACTCTGGTATATGTGTAGACCAAAATGGTGTTATAAAAAATTGTTCATGAAGTTCTTCTCTATCAGACATAACTATCTCCTAAATTCCATTGTACTAAACTTAATCTTTTTCCTTTTGTGACAGGTGAAACTCTATGCCAAGTGTAACTAGGAAATACACAAATAGAACCTCTTGGTAATATTTCTCTAACTTTATAAAAATATTTTTTATTAAAATCATTTTCTCTAGAAAACTCTAAAAATCCACCTTCATAATCTTCTGGGTTTGACAAACTAACTGTAACAGATAGTTTTCTTATTAAACCTTTTTGTTCTCCTTGTGTGTATGGATAATTCTGAGCATCTCTATGCCAGTCATAATATTCGCCTGGCTCATAAATTGTAAACTGAGAAGCTTCTGATTTTGTAAAATTAAAATTCCAACCAGCCATTTCATTTGCTCTTTTTACATAAGGTTCTAATTCTTTTTTTACCCACCAATCATTAATCCATGATACATTTGAATTTCTTATTTCTTTGGTTTTTTCTATTTCCTTTTTACTACGAGTATAACCAGCTTTACCAGTTAAAGCAAAATCAGGATTGTTCGAATAGCCTTCTTCAATTATTTTGTCACACAAAAAAGGTGAAAATGCTGAATCAAAGTAATAGAATAATTTTTTGTAGTTCATAATAAATCACTAGTTAATAATATAAACTATTTATAAAGAAAATTTATGAGTCTAAATCCCAAGCTTTAGTAGTCTTGTTCCATGTATAATTTAATCTTTCTTCTGTACCACTAACTATCTTTAGTGCATAGCCATTCCATGTCTGAGCAGATTCATTCCATTCAGATTGGAAAATTTCATTGTCTGAATCATCTGACCATTTACAATCAGAAGTATTGAACCAAGTAACAGGGGGTTGCCAATCAAGACTTGAATCTAATGTCCATGAATCAAATGGTTTAGGACAAACAAATTTATCTTCACTAACATTGTAAGTATAACCTATACCAGCATATTGTTTTTTTGCGTTACCATTATATGAAGTTTGTTTCCACGAACCACCCTCTCTTGTTTCAACCCATGCCTCAGCTTGAGCAGAATAATCTCCACCATTAGCATCTACATCCTCTTGTGAATATACATTAATTTTTTCTACAATGTTATTGTCATCTAATTTAGCAAAATGTGGCATTACCATGCACTCCTTGTAGCATGTACATATTGAGCACCCATATTATAGATACCAGATTTAGCTTTTGTTCCAGCTACACATTCTACTGCAATTACAATACCACTACCACCATTACCACCTGAAAAAGCAGAAGGGAAAGGAGCACTGCCAGGATAACGAGCACCACCACCGCCACTACCAGTATTAGCTAAACCAGCTTTATTAATAGTACCAGTATGACAAGCCACTGTAATTATACCTACAGAATGGTCACCCATTTGACCAGTACCACCACCGCCTGGTGTTCTTTTACCTAAGTAACTTGATTTATCAGCAAGAGCTCTCATAATAGATAATGGATTACTTGGATGTCCTTGAGCACCAGCTTGTCCACCACCACCAAAGAATCCACAATCACCTAAACATGTTGGAACTCCTAATGGTGTTAAATCTCTACCTTGACCGCCGTTAGAAGTACCACAAACTCCACCGCCGCCCTGTCCTTGACCTTGATTACAAGCACCACCACCGCCAGCACTTCTAGGGCCAGCACGACCGCCTGGGCTTCCTTGATATATAGGTGAACATCCACCAAATGAGCCTGGATGAGTACCTAATCCACCCTCAGCAGGATTACTCGCACCAGCTCCACCACCAGAACCATTTACTCCACCACATATACCAGATAATGGGCCGCCTGAATTTTGTCCACCACCACCCATACCTTTTAAAGCAGTTAATGGTGCAGGGCCACCCCATACACTATTATTACCATCAGAACCTTTACAACAATTATTAGCTGTAGTTGAAGCTCCACCAGCACCTATTGTTATGGGTACTGCATCAGATGGGAAAGGATGACATTCTACTACTATAACACCACCAGCACCAGCACCACCAAAAGAACCACCACCACCGCCAGCAATAACTATTGCTGTACCAGTAGGCATTGTTCTATTAAAACATCCACTTGATGTAAATGATGTTACTTTTTTAGAATTAACAGGTGTATTACATGCACCTATTATTCCACCATTTAATGAGTAATTACCCATTTTTATTTTCTCCTTAACTATTAAGCGTCATCTAATATTTCGAATGATACAAACATATCTAAATCACTAGCTGCACTTGCACCACCTTTCAGTATATCACCTTCCATTAAATAGATAGGTGTATCTATTACTACTAATGAGGTATCAGCTGGAACAGCAACAGTCTTTGCGAGATAAACAGTTGCATCAGCACCTGTTGTTGTTACTCCTGTTGAACCTGAACCCATACCATCTACGAATAAATCGAATGTAGCTGAGTTAGTACCATCAACATTGGCAACAGTTACTCTGTTAATCTTTACG